TATACACTGGGAGTGCGTAGTTAAAACATTGCTATCGCAACTCAAAACTCGGGGCACAATCGATCGTTGGACCAAACCCTGGTATATCGATCAAACTATTAATAAAATCAGTATGACAAACTTAGATCGTATTGCACTAGTTAAACAATATTTACGCAGAGAACCAAATCGACGCATTTGCTGCGGTATACCGTCCCCTGCTCTAATTTCACATAAGAAAGCAGGCTATAATCTATTATTTCAACCCGGAGGTAGTAGATATCTTTGTAACATACTGGGTCTCCCGGAAGTCTCTGAAAGATATCATAATTTTTGGGACTGTCAGTTACCGTTAGCAACAAGTCCCGATTCTCTTGTTGTCTGGGGGGAGACCTGGAATAAATCTGACTACTTTAAGTAGTAAGCAAGTTCATGTGTAGTGTCACTAGCATTGCATACGAAAGTGCATGCGCCTTTTTAAAGGTGTAACCCCTGCTATCATCACCATCCCACACCGATTCAAACACTTCTTCCCAGGATCGGGTTTGCAAGTGTGCTTTACCGGGACGAATAATTGAGATAAACGCAGCCATCTTGGGTATAGAATCTGGTTTCATTAACACCAATAAATCTGCATAGTTGCCCACGTGCACTAATTGCTTGGCCCAAACAATGTCATTCCAAATTCGATCCCAGGGTGGAGCTGCTGCTAACATAGTTGCGTAATGATTAGGACTTTGAATCAGTTGGTACACACTCATGTTCAAGAAGTCAATCTTAAAATACCCACGCCGGTCAGCTGCGGCATAATCAATTGCAGCACATCCGTGCACAGGATCTACAGGAATATCTGTAACATACACGCCTGAGTTGTGCTTACGCACTGTGTTGTCTACCCGTTGCATAGCTGAGATATGATCAATCAACTTTAGCACCAGTGATCGATCTGCAAAATCGATATCAATGTCTGCACTCATCTCCTACCAACCTGCTTGTTTTAAAATTGCCCGCGCATAGTCGCGATCTTCGGGGTGGTCACGAAGTCGTTGACTCCAGGCGTCAGTCTCGACCATGGGCCAAATCATAGTCAACTGCTCAGAATTAAGTCGTGCCAATAGCTCATGGCCAGAATCACAGTTGTACACAGCCCAAGCCGATACCCGTCCAGTTGAGATTGCATAGCATAGTGTATTAGCGTTGCCGTAACGGAGATAGTCGTGTGCTGCATTGCCGGTTTTTTCTTGCCAGTCGATACTAGATTCAATTGATCGGGTCAAGGCATCACCTACAGATTCGCTGCGCAAGTACTCCATCAAGTATTCATAGTATACAGATTCGTGACACCAGTGATCAATCTTTTTATTTTTCTTGACCACCCAGTTAACAAACTGGGGCACATTGACTACTCGGATCTCTTGGCAGTAGCGACCAAATTTAACAAATGCCCGGTAGTAGGGGCTGGCAGAAAAATCCTTGAACGTTTTGTTCTTTGCTGTGCCTTGTGTGATCTCGTAAAATCTCAAGTACGCTTGGAGGGCAATCGTGACACCTACTTCGTCCCGTTCAAGATAGCGACGTTTAGATTCACACACATGTGTGGCCAAGCTTGGTTCCCGCTTGAATGCACGGGCACAATGGTTGCAAGTGTATTCAGTCTTTGTCAGTGTAGCCGTGTTCACGCAAATACTCTTTCAAGTCTTTCTTGTTGATGAGTTTGGACAGTGTGTCAATGTCCGATAGCTTGGTAGTGGGCATAAGCTCCATGAGAGTTTTCTTGATCTCATTGGATCCTGCTTCCTTCTTCTTGGGAGAGATCCATTGGTGTCGGTGTGTGCCCATGCCCGGGCTCACTGCTGTAGCACACAACCACTGTAGCTTAGGGTGGCGGTTTATAGCAAAGAAGTGCTTGTTAAGACGCTCGTTGCACGAGATTAGATAAAACTCTTGCAGCTCTCGACTACCATGCACTGCTGATCCCCACCGTATCATAAGATAGTTGGAGAACTTTTTACGTTCCTCATCTGTGAGACTGGTATAAAACTCTCGATCTTTGAGATCGAATCGATTCATCTCATTTTGAATGCTAAGTTTATCCACGACGTATACTGTTGATTGCGCCGGTTGCTTCGTCAAGTTGATTTTGCATGCGGCGCATTTCACGTTGCATGATAGCAATAATTCGAGATTGATCTTGTAACCTTTGATCTAACAAATCAATCTTTGAGCCAACTTGCTTTTGTTCAAGTGCCTGTGGCGGGGCATCAATTTTGGGTCCACTTTTTTCGTATTGTTCCATACTACCATGCCTTGTCATATTGTACAACTTCACAGTTTCGACTAATGTCTTTTACAAAGTACACGCATCGAGGTTTCGGGCCATCATCAATTGGCACCGACAAAATTTGCCCATTTTTAAGCTTAGGCGCATACCAAGTTACTTCATGATAAACGTCTACGATCTCGATATCCGGAAAGCTGGGCCTAAAACTACTTAGCGGGTTGAACTCAAACGCCTTGAACCCACGATCATTGATACTGGTTAACGGTAGCATTTCTAAGTCACCTAGGTCTGGTTCTCCTATTAGGATTTGCCAGTCTACAGGCATTTTAATAGTCTTGTCGCCAATGCGTAACACCAGTGCAGGAGCGCTAAAGCTTTCTAAAAAAATCAACGGGATATAATAGTAGTCGGGGCCGTTAGGATCCGAGTTATCTAGAATAGCAAAACGCATGTCGTCAACTTCATCCGGAAGTGTGTCCAAGTCGTAGTGCTGATTCTCAAGGGTTAGGATTCTCATATTTTCATTATATACACTTAGTGGTAGAAAGTCAAGAGTTATCAACTTTTAAGATTCACGTCATTGCGATAACGTGTTAGTGCCTCTACCCAAACTGTGTATAGTTGTTTCGCCTTATCGGCATCAAAGTCCGCAAGCCCTAACTTGTTATATAGAATTTTCAACTGTTGCAAATATAGTACTTGGTCGAGATAGCAGGATGCATCCCAGTCTGTGGTCCAGTGCCCTGTAACAGTCCCGGTTAAATCATACTGTTGCTGAATAATATGATTAACAACAAATTGCTCGATAGGCTCAAAATCTGATTTAATTTTTTGATACTCTGGTAGTTGGTAATCATCCAATGACAGAGGAGGCATAATGGGCCAGGATTCAGCACGTTGAGTTTTCCACCAAGTAACAATGTGTTTCTTAATTTTCCAGGTGTGGTCGTTGCGGGTTATTTTTGGTATGCTGCCCGGTCGATATTTCTGCATAAAGTCTAGGTAATTTACAAATCGAATTATCTTAGCATTAGGCCAGGTTTGCAATAACCAAGCAAGCTGATTAGAGTTGTGTGCAACAACAAAAAAATATTTGTTTTGTTCAATAAGTTTAGGAATTACATTACTGTATTGCCAACTAGTAGACTCTGATACCCGAATTTTAAGATCTATAACGCTTCGAGTATTGCCAAATAATTGTATGCATCCTAAGTCAAGATCACGCCAAATTGGCGTGTTCATTGATTCATACCTGTTGCACAGCCAATCTAACTTTTGTTCAGAAGTAAGTGCAGTTAAATTTTGATGTGGCAATACTGAGTTTTGGCTTAGTGCTAAACTGTTCATAATGAACTTGCCACCTGCGCCGCCCGGATAATTAACAATAATTATCCGGTCTGTAGCAAATTGGACCGGGGTCAACGACACCATTCTAGCTTTTCCTGGGTAAACGGATAGTTCGCTTCTTTATAAAACGCTTTACGCTTGGTCAAATGACGCTTGGCAAACTTGCAGGTGGATGTTATGTCCCAAATTTGAACATGATCCTTATCTTCTGCCTTGCGTATGCCACGCCCAATGCTTTGTATAACTCGAACAAAACTCTTACCTGGTTCCAGCATAACTAGATTAAAAATACGAGGAATATTGATACCTACCGCAGCAACACCGTATGTGGCTACAATGATCTTACCGGTTGATTCGGCCACTTCGTCATACTCATCTTGTCGTGCCCTGACCTTGGTTGATCCCGACACAAATACAGCACGATCTCCTAAGCGCTCAACTAGTGCCTGCCCCGCAGCCACACGGTCCACAAGCACTAAGGTGTTACCAGTTTCATTAACCTGCGTAACCAACTTAGCAATGGTATCAAGTCTGCCCGATTCCTCTAGCAAGTATTTAAGTTCAGCTTGATACTCTTTAAACTCCACATGATCCACTAACTGTACCACGTTTACATGGCACCTTGCTAGTACTCCACGGTCCTGTAGCTCGCTAGCAGAGAGGCGGTTTATCACAGGGCCTAAACTCACATGCAAGGCCTGGAATTCAAACGCTTCCTTGGGCACAGTGCCAGTAAGTCCCCACCGAATCGGAATCCGACTCATTACGCCTGTAAGCAGGGTCTTGAGCGCATCTGCTTTGGCCATGTGTACTTCGTCAACAATAACACAAACAACATCTTCTATAAAGTCAGCTATGGTAAATTCAACTGCACCATTTTTAGAATCTTTCAACAAGTTGTTTAAACTTTGCCAAGTGCAAATAGTATGCTTTTTGTTGTAGTCTTTACGATCCCCGAAATACACACCAACATCAAGACCTAGGTTAATATAGTCGTTCTCTGTTTGTGTCACTAAACTCTTGTTTGGCACAATAACAATACTACGTCCATAAGGTTGGATATTCCAACTCAGGGCAGCTGTCATGATAGTCTTGCCGGCACCTGTTGCGACTTCTTGAATGCACTGCGGGTTCCGCAAGTAGTTGTTAATAATTTCTACTTGATAATCCCGTAACGCAATAGGCTGACCTACCATGGGATGGCCTTTGGGCCACATGGTGTCCGAGAATGTATCTTCCTGCATAAGAGAAAACTCAAATGTGGTTGAATACTCGCGTCGGTCGTCTAGTTCAATATCGTAATCATACTGTTCCAGGATGGGAATAATCTCTGGTAGTAAGTTGGTATACGTGCTACCACCAAGTTGGAAGTATGCAATCTTGCCATCCCAGCGGCCCAGTCTCACTGCAGGCAGATATCTCGCAGCCGGGTTATCATACTTGAATGTATTGACTAATTTTTTACGCACATCTAAATCAAGGCCTTCTAACTTGATGTTTACTTCGTCACATATTTGTATTGTGCAATGTTTCATAATTGGTTATTGTTTGTATCCAGTCCAGAAATTCAACAGGGTAGACGTCCTGATATTGCAATTTGCTACTGTGATTATAATACGTTAAAAACTTTACAAAGTCAATCTCTAATTGCTGTTGATCGAACTTATGCATGGGTTCAGGATTGTTTATTAGATAACTAACAGTCTTGTTTGCTAATCCTTGCTCTATCGGAGTTAACAAAGTTTGATTGTGGTCGATCCAGTGTTGAATTTTATAGCCGATTGCGTGTTTTATTTGATCGGGCAGCAAAGAAATAGACTGGAATTCTGGTGCTCGAACAATAGTACTGTAAAAATCTAAAATTCGAGTTGGGTATTGTTGGCGCAATTGTATGTTTAGATCAAACTTGTCAGTTAATCCCCATACATTTAATATGCTAACTGTACTTTGCAATTTAAGGAAACAATTATCCGGTGTAGTCGAGCACCAGTAATTTATATTGTCTAAAAATTGTCGATAGTTTAGGCCTTGCCTTGAATACTCAGCTATACTGCCTGTTGCATCAATACTAGCAGATATTATTACTTTACGGAAGTTTGCAGCATAGCTAGCAAATCGTTTAACTAGATTGCTGTTGACAGAAAAATTACTGTTAATAGCAATCGATAAGTTCGGAGCTACTCCCAATGATTCAATAAATTGCCAAAAGTTTTTACTCATCAGAGGTTCGCCGCCACTGACTTTAAGAAGTTGAACCTTGTCCTTGATCGTTGGCCACCACTTTAGCCAGGCATCGAGATATTCTTGTTTAGTACTACCCGGTGCAATATGAATTTTAGAATACAACTCACGGTGATCTGTTACCAAATGCAATGGGTTGTTATGTATTTTGGCAGCCCAGGATGAGCTTTGTCCAGAATCACAATAGCTGCATGATAAATTGCAATAGTTGTCGAACACTACTTCAATAAACGGCGGAATGTACTCGGGATCGACTTTGAGTCCATCGATATGATCTCCCCAGGTTTGACTTTTTACAATACGATCACTTACTACATCGGGGTCTGCATCTTCAATATGCCAACACATATGGCATTCTGATGGACGAATTCCATCCATCATAAGTTGTTGCATTTTTAGTTTGTGCGGTGTATTATGCAACACCGACGGATTATCTAATAGTTCTTTGGGGATTTCGTGTGGTATAGGGTGATGACAACTGTTGCTACTCCCATGGTTTAGATATAAAAATAACTCAGTCCACTTAGCCGGGCAGAAGAATTTGCTTTTCTCTTCAAGTACTTTGTATACAGGATAATCTTTTCTATTTGTCATTTAAAAATTCTGCTAGTTCTGTAAAAGTCTCTGCAAAGTTCAATCCTCTATACTGGTCGTGCTGCGCTAGGTATGTTTTAAACTTAGTAAACTGATTACTGTCATCTTGCCCTTGCAGCATCTGTGCCCATGTGTGCACATCTTGGTAACTGCTGGAGATTAAATAGTCAACTATTTGACTTTTTATATAATCTGGCCAAACCGAAGGACGCATGTGTGCCGGATGATGTACTAGTCCCAGCCAAGGAAGTGGTAATCCAACAGAAGCGCACCATGCAAAAAACTCATCAAGGTAATATATATTGTATGCACTTACTGTATGACTCACGCTTAATCTAAATTGGTCAGACTGTTTCAACAAGTACTTATTAACATTAGATTCTAACTCGGCCCACTGTGATGGATATCGAATGTATTCGTAATGTTTTCCGATCCCATCGATACTCAGTTGCATATCAACCTCTGCAAAATGGCTCCATAAGTCCCACCAACTATCTTCAGGCCATATAGTAGCATTGGTAGTATAATGCAAAGTCATATTAGCAGCTTGCCCATTGGCAATGTAATGCTGCAACATGTTGTGTTGTTCTTTTATGCCTGATAGGAATGGTTCTCCTCCCGGGATATCTATGTGTATAAGACCCGGGGCTTGACTAACAAAATCTTCCACAAAACCTTTTTTATAAAACTTGACATGTGCGATATCAATTTTATAGATGTGATTGTATTCCTTTTGCCAACGACTCGATGCCTGCGGACCACATGTAATGCATTTTAAATTGCAGGTATTACCAAATGCTACACTAGCAGTCAATATTGATGCCTTCTCTATATCTACCTTAGAATAATGCTCATGCCATCGATCGAAATCTAAATTTCGTTTGCTTTTAATAGAGTTTTCTTCTTCTACTCGGCAACGTTCACATCCCACTGGCCAGTTACCTTGTTTAAATTCTTGCTTGATTTCTGTTAAAAAGGCACTGCTGCGATATTCAGCCAGCGTGTGTTTTTGTATGTTAAATCCCTGATCTGTCGGCGGCGCTTGAAATTTGCAACATGGTAGAATGTTGCCTTGTGCGCTGATATCAATATTGGTCCAAGGGGAATAGCAAAAAGTCATAACAAGTATTTACGTATTATACACTACTGTGCTCTTAAAGTCAAAAAAAAGACACCGTTTTACAGGTGCCTGGTCCGTTCCCGAACTGTCTTACATACACTATACCGTCTGCACGTTCGTATATGTGTTTTGTTTCTAAATTAAGTTGTCTCGGGTTTGGTGAATCCCGCAGTTTCTCTTGCAATATCATCGTGGTCAAATTCTGCCCAATACAATTCAAATGCAACACAATCTTCAATTGCTTCGAATTGATGATATTCTCCTGGTGCAACTTTGGTATATTGTCCTGCTTCTAACATAGTCTCGTCAACTAAATCATAGTTGTTTTTCCAGACACGAATTATCATTTTTCCAGATTCTACAAAGAATCCGTTCCATTTAAATTTGTGTTTGTGCTTACTACACACTCCGCCAGCTTTGGCTTCGATGCGATGAAATTCTAATACACCGTTTGCTTCTAGGAGTTTGGTTTGTCCCCATACTTTACCTTGTTTCATAATATTTTACTTATGTCAATAATTTTGCTTTGTCTACTTACTTCTTTAGTAAAATAGACACACCGCAGCTTTGATCCGTCAGTTACCAGGGGTCCCGCAAAGGATTGCCCTGTTAAGGGCAGTCGAATGCTTATGTGTTACGCATGCAAGTGCATTCAGCAAGCGACTTCCAGTTGCCCGGGGAAACTTTGGTCAAGTCAGCAATCTTCAACGCCATGCGCAAGCTCACTTCACGCAGGCGCATGTGATTGTCAGTCATGAACTCAATGATAGCATCACCCAGTTCCGGGGTAAAGTCGTAGTCTTGAAACAGGCTACCCCTACGGAAGATCTGTTTGATGCGCAAGATCTTGTCACGCATGGTGTTCAGCGTAAGATCAAGAAAGTGACAACGACTCTGCAACGCTTCTAAGTGGTCTTGCAACCGCTTGCTCTTGAGGTGATCAAACTTCAAGTTGGTAATAAAGATCACAGAACCCTTAAAGTCGAACTGATCTGGAACTCCCTCACGGCGCAACATGTTGCTGTCAGCGTTCCAATGTATGCGACGTTTCTTGCCTGAGTCCAGAGCAGCCTTAAGAATGTTTAACGCAACATCGTCGAGCAGAATGCTGTCGCAGTCGTCAAACACCAGCACGTTCTTGGCATCACTGTGTTTGTACAGAGTGCAGTACAGGCCAATTGGGGTCATTGCACCCTTGATGACTTCGTACTTGGGTTTGCGATTGCCCACAACGTCGAACAGCCCAGACTTCTCCAACTGGTGCTCAACACCGTAGCTCTTGCCCACGCCCGGAGGCCCCACAACGATCATAGCACGGATGTCACCGGCAATTGCAGCCAGTGTCATCTCGTCGAGCATGTTAAATCGCGTTTCAATACGCGCCATGACTTCGTCGTCAGTTTCTTGCAGCACTGCCGACATGGGAGTCACAGTAATGCCTGCAACAGGAGCAGTGGATCCGGTAATAATCACGTCTTCAATTCCGTTCACTTTAATACGCACAACATCAAAATCGGGCCCAAAGTACCCGTCGCTCTTGACTGTAACGAACCCGTTACCACGGGCGCCAACCGTAAAATCCTTGACTAGCTCAAACGATGCGTTCTGCACCGGGGTATTACGGTATGTACCTTTAATAACTTGAACTTGGGTCATTTCTTGCTCCGTTTTGCTACAGTAAACACATTATAGCACAAGCTGATTTATTGGTCAACCGCTTCGGTGCCGCAAAGCACCATGATGCGCCCCGGGTAACGACTGTCAAACATCATTGCCCCTTCCTGCACGGTGCTAAAGGACTGGTCAAACTTCTCACTCTTGCCGTCCCAGACCCGGCTAATGCCCCGGCACTTGATGACTTCGTTTTGCACCTCAGTCACTACGCCAATCATGTAGCAGTCGTACTGCCCGGCAAAATCCAGCGCCCGAATAACATCGCCAACTTCGGCTACTTGCACTTTGGACTTCAGCATTTCTTGCTCCTAATTGCTAACTGTATAAAGCTATTATAGCAGATCGGGAATTATTGGTCAACCGACCTCGTCCTCGTCGATCAGCAAGCGATCAGTAGGTTCCGTGCGCCACCGCAACTGGATGGGCCGGTCCAGAATCAGCAGGTGTTCAACTTTGCCCGCGCCGTACTTTACACGGCTGGACTCCACAGTGCCAGTAACCTGCTGCCCTTGGTACATTGCAGTGATCTGCTTGCCTTCTTTGTTCCAGCTCATCGCTTGCTCCTTGTTCCTTACCGTATGCATACATTATAGCACGGGTGCCATTTCTGGTCAACCAAAGGAAAACCCACAGCGAGGTGGGTTTGTGATTGGAGTTTTAGTCGAATTAAAGCCAGCCAGGCTCTACGTTAAGAGTTGCTTCAAAAATACAGTCTGATTTAATCTCCCAGAACCATTGTCCAGATAAGATAACCGGGGTGCCGTCGAGTGCCGGGGGAGCAATACCACGTGTTAATGGTATGCCATTAATCTGAACGTTAGTAAATGGATCGCTACATGTGATCCCATCTATAATCTGGGTATAATCTATGTTTTCAATAGATGCATGATCGCCGTTTGGGTTTTGGTAATTTGACATTGTGTCTGTTAACATCAGAGTACAATCTGTAACAGAAATCGTCATATTCACTTCACCCATAAAGTCAATGTCTATTGGCCAGTCAAACAAGGGCCGGAATACTGCTGGGTCTAAAGTAGGGTCATATCCAGGATATGGGGTCGTAACTACGGGAATAGGTCCATTATAAATTAGTGTGCCATCTATATGTACATTAATAAGTCCTGGAGTACCGTCAACGGCATCAAATCCTAATCCCATCTGATAAAAAGTTCTAATAATAGTTGATTCTACAGTTGCCATACAATTCTCCAATATGCTTTATTTAGTCGGCGTAGTGTTCCAGTAGCCAGATACAACGGAATCTGTTACTTCATGTGGCTTAGGGCTGCCGTGAAAAATCATCACACTGGTTTTGGGATCTAGTACTGTGCCAGTATTGGGTCGGCGATAGGTACGTGTTTTTATATCGAGCCCGCCATCTTTGATTTGCCAGCGCCAACTTTGTACAGCATCACTATCAAAGAATCTACGGTCTTTGAAGTCAACTGCTACATTTAAAAAATCCTGATCGCCGTGGAATTGCCTAGCAGTGTCCAGGACATTACGAGTCTGAAAGCTGGCCCAGATACGTTTCCACCGTTCTGTGTCCCAGTACATTATGCTGGAGTTTAGACCGGTCCAGGAGGGTCTCCAGAGGTGTCTAAAATCCCGTACAGCCCAAAAGTGGTGAGGGCTCAGTCCCCAGATCCAATCAATACTGCTGGTGATCACCACGTCAAGATCCATGTACAGCAGGTTTCCGGGTACATGAGCTGGATCAAACATCTGCATCTTGTACCACCAGGCCTTTTTTGGACCACTAATACCAGGCCAGTTTATTAAGTCGTGCTTGATCATCGGTGCTGGCACCGGTCTCGATGGTTCAGTAAACACATGGAACTTTACTTCGTGCTGGGTGTTAACTTGCAGCATATTGTACAAGTTTTCAACAT